TCGAAGACATTGCTGTTGTACTTGCGGTAATCATCAGATTTTCCATCGTGGGTGAACGAGAACTGCTTGTGTTGGAAGACAACGGCACAGATTTCGTCGGGCCAACGGGGTGATTCTACCCTAGTCATAACGACCTCAGCAACGGCCCTCTGTCCTTCCAGAGGTTCACTACGGCTCTCAAAGAAGACCGCTGCTGCTAGACACATAAGGGGTGTCATTCGATCTCACTGCCCATAGCAAAGATGTGACGACCACCAGCCTTCATAGCCAGCACACGGTCAAGACAGAAGCTCTTGTACTTGGGCTTCTCACCATCCTTACCTACGAACATGGGGATCAGGTTGTGGGCCTTGAGAACGTCAGCAGCCTTACGACCACGCTCACCACCCACAAGGTATTTCTTTACGTTCAAGCGACCGTTGTATGTACGCTCTTCATTGTCTTTGGTCAGGAACTTAACGGTGATGAACTCGTTAGCGTTCTCTGCCAGTACCATGCTTACCATGCGTGTATCTAATGTCATATCATTTACTCCGATTTAGTGTTGATTACATATATGGGCGAATCAGTTAGTGATCTTAGTGTACTTGCATGTTTATCAGCCTGTGCTTTCGACATCAAGGGTAATTTTAGTTGCATTATGATGCCATTTACTTCTGTTGATATTGCGAATTGATTCATGTGTATTCCTCGTTTTTTAGTTTCTTCTCTATATCCCTCAAGGTATCCTCAATAAGTTGTAGGGACTTCCTCACCCAAACCCTATCGTTTGGCTTCCAGCTATCGTATAAATTACACAGCATTACAAAATCATCTACCTCCCTAGTTAAACTTGAGCAATTCTCCAAGTCTTTAATGATCTTATCCATCTGTCTTCTCCTTAACTGGTGATCCTGACCAAGATTTAACCGACATCCAATCGTAGGTATAGTTCTCACTGATGTGATCTAATGCAGCCCAGTATTCTGCTGCTTCCCTTGAGCTTTCGTCCCAGACCCAAACACAAGGGATATTACAGATGCGGAACTTCTCAATCTCACCACAGTGAAACATCATCTCAACATCAGCATCGACCAAGATGTTAGTGTAACGATCAAACGCTTGCTCTTCTGCGTCTTGAAATAGTGCGTTTACTTTTCCCATTAGATTACTACCTTTTCTTCTGTTACAGTTACCTTGTACACCTCAGCACAATCATCGTCAAGAGCGCGTTGTGCATATTCTGTACAATCTTCTAATGTTCCCTCGTGGTATAAAGTTCCATCAAGGTATAGTTCATAGTATGTCTCACGAATTTCCATCAGCGAATCCCCTTTGCTATATTCTCATACTCTACTAACTCAAGGAGGTCGTCAAGTTTATCGTGGATGTCTTTCAGGCTATCTTTCACACGATCCATGTCATCCTTAGCATCTATTAGATACTCGAATAGGCTGTTGATCTTGTCCTGCTTGGTGACAGACGTATCATACTCTGGTGTGTGGTTGACGTTGATGCCACGATCAATGTCGTTCTTATATTCCCCTGCACGGGCTGACGCTTCCTGTGCGCCCTGCATGATTGCCTTAAGTTCTGCTAAGATATTTTCCATTTTAGTTCTCCGTTTCACTGCGTAGCTGTGCTACTATTAATTCCCACGGTGGGGGTCAACTTAGAATCACCGTACATAATTCCCTCGGTGGGGTCAACAGAATTATTTCCACTGGTGGGGTCTTAATTTCCACTGGAGGGGGCCACGGTCATTTTCCACTGGTGGGGTCATTTTCCACTGGAGGGGGGTACATCAGTGATCGCTTATATAAACACATGCTTATATTCGAATATTTATATATGTTTATATGCTTATATGTGGATATACTTATATAAGACTGTATGCGATGGTATACGATGGTATACGATGGCATACAACGGTATGCAACCAACGGATACAATGGGATGCAACGGTATACCAAACTTGAAACAATTCGTGATTTGACTCTTGCGCAAAAATGATGTGCGACAAAAATGCAACTGATTCGCACCTGCCGTCTCTTCCGTGTTTTGCGACCGCGATTCGGAAAATCTAGCCCTGAGTCATATAGTTTGGGGGGCGTCAACCCCCCTTGTGACGCTTTGGATTTACCCCTTGGCATTTTCCTCTTTTTGGCGTTGCTTTTCCAGTAGCTCTTTCAAGTGTTCCTTAAACATTTTTTGCCGTTCCTTCTTATCAGCGTTTCGATAAACCCTTATCGCATACGATTCGCCCCACGTCAACCCCAAAAGTTTTTTCGTTTTTGTGCATTTTGGGGCTTGCGAATCGTTTGGGCATGGGCTATTTATAGTGTATCGAAACGCTGACATAGGAGATACAGCAATGAAAAATGTTTACACAGTCCACGGTTCCGAAGATGGTTTGATTGGGGTATATAGTAACATAGCCAAGGCTTGCCAAGTTGCCGCTGAATATTCCGAAGGCCACCGAGTCAGCACCTCCAAAAGCGTAGAGTTGGGAGTCTGGCGCTGGGTATATGAGGGAACCAATACCGCCGAAGTTGAAAGATGGGCCGTAGAATAAGATTGAATCGGGGGTTGACATGGCCCCCGAATCACCTCATAAAGATTGTATAGAAACGCTGATATAGGAGATACAGCAATGACACTGGAACAAAACATTATCAAGGGTTTGGATGACGCCGCAATCGCCCGAGTCTATCACCGCAAACGCCAAGCCACTCACAAGGCCGCGACATTCACGCAAACGATTGCCCTTTGGCTATTCAAGGCCACCGCCCTTGCTAACTTCGGACTCATCATGTTTTGCCTTGGCTATTTCTCGACTCTGTATAGTGACGGTTGGTTGATAGAGATTCCTGGCCTTGTGTCATATTGGATCGACTTTGGGGGGTCACAGTAATGTTCGTAACATTGAAATCCGCCAAGGAAACTGTTTCTGTAACTAACCGCAACTCTAAAATGCCCGGCTCTGCTTTTTCATCTTCTGCCAAACATTGCCGAGTCGGTGGCCGTTTGGCAAAGCTCAAAGGCTCAATTTGTGAGGGTTGCTATGCTCTGCGCATACAAAACATGCGACCCTCTGTTGATAAAGGCTGGACCGCCAATTATGAAAAGTCACTTGATCTAATTGCCAACGCCCCCGCAAAATGGGTTGCCGCTTGTGTTTTCCAGATTCTACGCTTTGCCGATAAAACTGGTGAACCATACCACCGCTGGTTTGATGCTGGTGACTTGGATTCGGTCGATCAACTGGCCGCTATCTGTGAGGTGGCGCGACAAACCCCCCATATCAACCACTGGCTGCCAACCCGCGAATTGGCGATTGTACGCGCTTACAAGGGGGTAATACCTGCCAACCTAGTAATTCGCCTATCAGCGCCAATGGTCGATCAAGCCCCCGTCAAGGGCGCTAACACTAGCACGGTCCACAAGCTCAAACCCGCTCACGGTCACGTTTGCCCAGCGCCTAGCAATGGTGGCTCATGCGGTACTGGTGACAATGCTTGTCGCGCTTGCTGGTCGCATGATGTACCAAACGTATCATATAAGAAACACTAAGGAGTCAACCTATGCTCAATATTGAATATCGCAACCTAGTATTTCGCAAGGACTCCGACAAGTGGCATTGTTTCCACGCCTATGAAAGCGCAAGTGATTGCCTAAATCATGCCGCTGAATTGACAATCGACAAGCCCAATCTGGACTTCCTGCCGGTACTCTGGCGCTTTGATATAGGTCAATATAGCGTGCTTGATACAGATTAGACTCTAGACTCCTCCCAAGTCTTAAACTGGCGTCCCTTCGGGGGCGTCTTTTTTGTGTCGTGCCAATCGTTTATCAAGTGTTATACTATAACATAACGCTGGAATGGGGTATAATGTTACCACAAGAATCGTTTGGGGGAAGTGGGCGAATCGCCTATCCTCTGTCAAGTTTTTCTTTTGTCAACTCACGTTTTGTTACAGTTTTACAGATATTTGTAACATTTGTAACATTTTTGCGTGGGACCCTTGACATTACGGGCGAATCATGCTTGTGGCCCCCTTAACACCACCTGAATCCAAAACCAAAAATTACTTTTGCCCTACCCACCACGTTCAAACGGGCGTTATATCTGGAGTACCCACCAAGGTAAATATCGGCGGTAATCCGCTTACGTTATCACGAATTGTTACAAAACGGTAATAATACTCACGAAAACACGACAAAAAAGAGAAAATACTTTCGTTGTAAAACAAACGATTGTAAAATAGTTGACAAAAAGTGAAAAAAGTATGTTACAAATCTTAAAAAATATCCCTATAGTAATATGAGAGAGAGAGTAACTTAAGTTTTAACGTAAATTATTACCACTACGATTTATACTACTAAGCTATATAACGTAAGTCATAACTATAGTTACTCCCCTCAAGAATCACTCCTACAAGTTGAACCAAGAAGTATGAAATCATAGTATAACTTAAGTTACAAAGTTCTTGCCGATTGACTGTAGGTAGTGATTCCGACTACCCACTTAAGTTACCCCTAATCTTGTCGTTAATAGCCCGTAGGGCGGAGACTGTCGTTATGATCCCAGCACTACCCTACAGTAAATTAGTAGAGAAGCACATCTTGGAATGTATCCAAGGTGGCATAGGTATTCGTCAAATGATTGCCTCAATGCAACACCTACAGGATGCACCAAAGTCTTTATCCACTATGTACAAAATCTATGGGTCGTTCATTGAGATGGAACGAGCGAAGATCAATGGTGCTGTCGGTAAGAGGGTCATAGACCAAGCACTAGATGGTGACTTCAAATCACAAGAGTTGTTCCTACGATCTAAGGGTGGCTGGAGTCCAACTCAGACTAACATTGAAGTTGAACAAGAGACTGACCCCGACCTAGACGAAAGTGCTGTTGACACACTTATGTCGTTACTTGGATATAACGAAAATGGCCCCGAAGAAGAAACAACCTGTACCTGTGGCGAGGAAGATAACTGCCGATGCTCTTAGAGGATTACCTCAGAGTAAAGTTAAGGACATCTTCGAGCAACTAGGGCCACAGAAGACCGAAGAACTCAAGCATGACTGGATGTTCTGGGCTAGAGATAACCAACTGGAGCCTACGAATGACGATTGGAACACTTGGTTCATTAACGCTGGTCGTGGATTTGGTAAAACTAGGTCAGGCGTTGAGTGGGTTAGAGATAATGTTAAGCGTGGTGTTAAGCGTATAGCTGCTGTAGCTTCCACTAACTCAGATATTGAACGAGTTATGGTCAAGGGTGAATCTGGTTTCCTATCGGTATGCTGGAAGGGTGA